TGCACCAACAGCACCAGCTCCGCCACCTCCGCCAGCGCCAAAACCAGCTTCTAATCCTCCATTACTTCCTTGACCAGAAGTACCTAGAGGAGTGTCATAAGGAGTACCATTTCCAGCATAAGCATTACCACCACCTGAACCACCATCTTGACCTTCACCAGCAGTATTATTCGCTGTTGTACCTGAACCACCTCCACCACCACCAAGTGATATTAAAGAAACTCCAGTACCAACAATAGAAGAATTGTTACCATTACTACAAGGAGCTGAACTACCAGCACCACCTGAACCAGCTCCAACTGTTATTGTGTAAGTTTCACCGATAATAAATTTTAAAGCACTTTCAGCAGATGAATTTCCACCAGATGTTTCGTTATTATAAGATGTTCTATAACCTCCAGCACCACCTCCGCCAGTTCCAACATCGTGAACATTTGTATTAGTACCAGCACCAGCTCCGCCAGCAATAACTAAGAAGTCAACATTTACTGTAGGTAGTCCACCACGGCCATATCCACCTTTGGATCCTGCTCCGAATGTTCCTATTAAAGGCATAAAAATTTAACTCCTTTCTTATGCAAATTGAGTTTGTGATCCTAAAACTGTGTAAGTATTAGCAGCAGTTTTAATTGCAGTAAAAGTATAAACATCACTACTAGTAGCATTACCACCTGATGGCGCAGAACCACCTTGCCATACTGGTGTTACTGTACTACCATCAATTTGAACAACGTTTGCATAATAAGCCGTAGCACCTTGAGGAACGATATGAGCTATCGTCATACTTTCTCCTGTGTCCATTAAAGTATCTAAAGTTACAGAAGAGTTACCTCTTATATTTAAAGTCCAATTAGCAGAAGCATTAGAACTAAAATTTTGAACAGCTCCATCAATAACATCAAAATTTATAGTACCAGTTGCTGCTGTTGCTGATGTATTTACTTTTTCAGCTAATTGTTGAATTTTACCACCACCTGCAAAAGTTACTAAACCATAACCATTAGGTGTTAATGTTAAATCAGTATTAGTTCCATTAGTTGCAGTTATATTTGGTGCAGAACCTTGAATATCTATTACATTAGATGATGCAACTAAATTAGTTCCAGAAACATTTCCAGTTGAAATAACCGCTGAACCATTAATATTTGTACCTGCAACATTTCCAGAAGAAGTTACAGATGTCATAGCTATATCACCAAGATCAGCCATGATATCAATCATAGTAGTTCCGTCTGTGTATACTAAAGTTTTAGCACCTTGTTTTAATGCTACACCAGTTCCTCCTGTAGGAGCAAATGTTAAAGTATAAGCACCTGATGTATTATTAAATACAGTGTATTTAGTTTCTACTGCATCAGTAAATACATGAATATCTCCAGTTAAAGTACCAGTGAATTCTAATATCGCATTATGTACTTGATCGTCTGTTGACGAATCATCAGTATTACTTGTTGAATTATTTGAAGTTAATGTTACATTTGAAGAACCTGCAACACTTACAGATTGATAACCTTTAATTGATGAATCTAATCTATTAAAAACATAATTAACTAGATTACCCCAAGTTCCTGAATTTTCTCCAGAAGCTTGTCTTTCTAATTTTAATCTCGATGTATAACTTGATGGCATAATTCTTTATACTCCTTAAATTTGCTTTTGTAAATATTTATATAATTTGTTCATATTTGTCTAGTGAATATTTGTCCAAGTTTCAGTAATATTACCAGTAATTGGATCCCAAAATTTAAGAGTTGCTACATTAGCATTTGCTCTTAATCCACTTAAACTAATAAAGTTTTGAGAATTAGGAACAATACTAGCAGAACTTATTGTTACAGAATTTCCAGTTATAGTTAATATTTGTTCTGTACTTAAACTTATATTATTAACAGTTATATTAGCTTGTTCTCCAGTAATGTCTATAATATTTTCTGATGTTGTTGTAACTGTTCCTAAATTAGCAGATAAAGGAAATCCAGTTATATCTAAGAAATTAGCTAAACCTACATTTATACCATCATTATTTAATTCTACATTAGCTTCAAAAGTAGGAGTATTTATAGTAATAGCTCCACTTGCAGCAACAGCAAAAGTATTAACAGTAGTTGTTAATTCTTCTCCAGTTACAATAGCATTAGCATAAGCTATAACACTTTCTTCTCCTTGAGATATAATTAATTCTTCACCAGTAATTAAATTAGAAGTTGATCCGATAGCTACAACATCATTAGCTGTAATATCTAACTGACTTAATGTTGTAATAGAAAATACATTACCATTTCCTGTAAATACATAGCCTAAACTTTCATTCCATGCACCTACATTCCATTCTTCTCTACTCCAACCAAAACCTAAATTTAAATCAGTTGTTAATTGACCAGCTGTAGATAAAGTAACATAAACATCAGGAGCTTGATTCCAACTTGCAGAAGAATATGCACCTCTACTCCATCCTTGTCTAATTTCCGCATCAACTACAATATCTCCTAATGAAACATTTAATTGTTGACCTGTAATATATGCAGAGGTACCTGGTTGATTCCAAGGACCAGCTCCCCATTCAGCATGAGACCAGCCTGCTCGAATATCATTTTCAACAAGAACATTACCTAATGATAATGTAGCTTGTAAGCCCTGAATTGATGCACCTGAATAAGCATCATTCCATGAACCTAAGTTCCAATCACCTTGAGACCAAGTACTTGCCATAAGGAATTATCTCCTTATGCTATTCTGATCAAGCCGTTCGTTGCGTCAGCGTTTGGAAATTGTAATTCAAATGTACCGTTAGTAGATGTTTTAACACCACCAAAATCTAATACTGCAATTGCAGAATTACTATTAGTGAAATTATAAATTAACGCAGCTTGAGCAGAAATAGTTGCATTTGCCCAAGAAACATTATCTGCATCAAAAATCGCAGTAGTTCCATCTGTAGAAATTACTACATTAGTTAGTGTTTCACCACCTATTACATAATTTGTACCGCTATCTGATATTTCATTTGCAGCTGTGTAAGCAGCTGTGTTTTGATCTAACGATGCCGTATTGTCATATAAAGCACATTTAAGTGTTTGTGACTCAAGATTGCCACCAGGCGACATTAAGTCTTGCTTAAATGTAACTGTTATAGCTTGTGATATTGCCATGTTTATTGTCCTCCAGTTAATGTATTTTCGCCTAATGGACTACCAGGAAACTTGTAGTCAGTTCTTCGTCTTCTACGAGCTTCATTGTTTATAGCAGTCACACTTTCGACATACTTTTGTTTATAGATATTATAGTCTTCCATGTTCTTTGTAAAGAGATTTGCTTCAGATAATGAACCATATAATAGAGCATCAGAAGCATTCTCTGTATACCAATTAGTCGTATTAGTATTAGATAGAGGATTAATTCTACCTTGATAACCTAATTCCATAACATATGCTGTATCAGGAGTAGGTGCTACATATAATGTAGTATCGTTAAAATTAGCAAAATAACGAGGTTGAGAAGTAATAGAAGCATTAGGCCAATATTCTTGTAAATATTCTATTGGTTTAATTTCTAAAAATACTCTATTACCATCACTATCTATAATATTTAAATAGTTTAATAACATAGGTTCTATTGAAGATGGTAAAGTAATAAATCTATCTCCTACTGACATAGAAGAAGTTACGTTTTGATTAAATCCAACAGGGTCTATATCTCTAGATAGTTTTTGTTGAGTATTATCAATAAAAGTATCTAATTGATTAGTAAAATCTGTTCCTGTATTTTCAGCCCAAGTTTGAATATCAGTCTTTAGACTGCTGTACGTCATTACCATTTTGTTCTATTCCTTCAACTTTAAATTTAGTAAATACATTACCTACAAAAGAATATGTACCATGATGGTTTAATCCACTTGTAACATCAGCATAAATTTTACCACCAAGTTTTTGCCATAATCTGCAAAAAGCATAGTCTTCTGATAAATATCTATTACTTTTTTCATCAATAATACAGTCAAAAAATGCGTAAGTATTATTACTTGAATATCTTTGATTGTTAATTATTTGATCTGTTGTATATTTTAAATTAGGATAAGCTTCTTTCATCTTATAAAAAACTTCTTTTTTAATACACATAAATCCAGTTGCTGCGTCTAATACTTCTATAAATCCATTTCTCATTTTAAGATTTAATGGATCAGCAAAATTTAAATTATATCCTAAAGCTTTTTGCTCTAAATGTTTAAAATCACCTTTTTTAGCAAATTCTTCTACTGATTTCCAATCTATTGATTTTCTAGGATATATTCCACAAGCTATATCATAACCTGAATTAAGAACTTTATAAAAAACATCTCCATTAAAACCTATATCACTATCTATAAAAAATAGATGTGTAAAACGATCAGGTTCTTTTTCATCATAATCTAAAAATTGAGAAACTAAAGTATTTCTAGCACGAGTAATTAAACTCTCATTACCCATAGTATTTAAATGGACTGAGAATCCTTCTTTACCAGCTTTAGTTGTAACATTAAGAATACCGTGTAGAT